TCTGCTCTTCACTAAAACGGCTCTTCTTCATGCTTACGTCCTCTCAAATAATTTACGAGAGAACTCCAGCTTCAAATGGTAGAGATTTCAGGGGGCAGGTCACTCTCTCCCCGATCATTTAGTCTTACCTGCATTTTCAGATACCTATTTCATCCCATATTCGCTCCGGAACCTCTAATCTTGGGGATACCGGAGAATTCTCTGGGTTATCACCCATGGAAAGTTAGCCAAGATAAAAGTAGATCATAGTTATACCCAAATTATTTCCATTAAAGTAGTGCCACGAAATCTTAGACGCACTAATCTCCCCAAATTGGCTTTCCTCGTGGTCGACCAAAGACAGATCCGTTGGCCTTGGCATTCCGGAGGCCGGCATTGATTCGCTCTCGAATCAGATCTCGCTTCAACTGTGCTACTGCGGCAATTATGGTAAAGAGGGCTTGCCCGAGTGGGCTGGTAGTGTCGATATTCTCTTGGTAGTTGATGAATTGAATGTTCAGGGCTCTGAATTCGTCCAACGCGCCAAGTAGGTGACGGGTGGAGCGAGCAAAGCGGTCAAAGCTCCAAACGATAATTGCATCCAGCTTATAGGCTCTGGCATCTTCCATGAGTCGATCTAGGCTTGGTCGACGAGCTTTTGCTCCTGAATAGCCGGTGTCTACGTATTCCTTTATTTTGCTGTATCCACAGGCGCGACGATAGAGTCGAAGATCTCGGAGCTGGATCTCGCTCTGTCCTTAGTGGAGACCCGGGCATAGAGACCGATCCGCATACGTTTATTTTTGATCGCCTGCCGGCATGGGATATGTAGGTTCTGAGGATGCTTCACCACTGTCGCTCTGATTGCTGGCGTTGTGTCAGTAATCTGCATAGATCTGCACTTCAGAACCTCATATTCAGCTCCAAAAAAGAGAGGCCCAGAGCTTTTGCTCTGGGCTTTCAGGTCTATTAAAACTCCTAAAGTCAGGCTATTTTGCGGCCTTCTTTACCTTTGCCCAACGGACCTTCTGTGCGGCAGCGATACGGGCTCTGCCGGCCGCGCTCATTTTCCGCTTGGGCTTCACGCTTGTGGCTTTTTTGGCGCCTGTAGAGGCTCCACGAGGGCGCCCAGGACCCTTTTGGGTGGAGATGCCAAGCAAAGCCTGCTTTGCCTGGTTGAGTCGGCTAATTTCTGCGTCAATTTGCGCAATTACATTGGTCAAGTTCATTTGTATCCTCTAGTAGCATTCTGTTCGCTTAAGATTGACATATCCATATATAGACTATGATGCTCTATCATCAAGTCTACAGCGTCAAGATCGTGTTCTGCATTGGTTCCATCTTGGGGTTCTCATGAAGATACCATTTACGCAGTGTTGCTTGCCGAGCATAGCGGCACACCGCGCAATTCTTGTAATTTTATTGTTCAGTTGCGGAATCATTTCGGCACAAACTAAGCTTGCCTTCTCTACTCCGCCTGCGCAATCCATCCCTCTCGGTGGTAATGGAGGTGCCGCAATTTCGGTGCAAGAGCAAAGTGCATCTCCTGCATAGGACTGCCGGCCTATGCTACATGCTCGTTTACGCCGTCATCCATTAGTTTTACGGGCAATTAATGCCGTGGAGACGGCAATGCTGCAAATCGCTACTACGGCACCACATGGTATCGCCACTAAGGCTCTCTCGACTATGTTCTGGATACCTGGCATGAGCCTGGTGACTCTACTGATCCTCCGTACTAAAAAACGCGCAATTACCGGCAAGGGGCTTCTTCTGGTTGCGATCCTGGCTCTTATAACTGTGGGTATCACGGCTTGCGGTAACGGTGCTGCGCCGACTGGAGGCACTCCCACTGGTGTAGACAATGTGCAGGTTAGCGTATCCGCAATAGGTGCCCCAGGGAGTGGATCCGCTAACTCAAACCAAACTGCATCGATCCAAATTACGATTCAGTAAGAATCGACTTTGTTGAAATACCGGAGGCATTCAATAAAGTCATGCTGCACTTCTTCAGAGGATCGAACGTTTGTTCGTGGCGTCAGCCAGACTGTGATCTGTCCCAAATAGCTGCGTGATAGGTGAATTCCGAAGTTGCCTTCAAATAGAGCGCAAGCTCTCCAAATAACTTCAAACCTCACAATATCCTCATGGATCTCAATAGAGATTGCTTCCATGGGAGGATATAAAACGCCTATGCGACCGGTGTGTGCAAGATGTCTCACATAATAATGCCTATAGGCAGGTTTAGACGCCCTTGGTCAGCTCCGAGATCGATATCTTGAAACTGTCGGCCAGCGCCTCTATTACGCCCAAGCAGACGTCTTTATGGCCGTTTTCCATCTGACTGATGAAAACGCGCCCAACTCCGGCCTTTTCGGCCAGATCTTCCTGCGTCCAGCCCTTTTCCAGGCGTAAAGCCTTGATCCTGGCGCCGAATCTTTCTCTAGTATTGGGCTTCACTCCTCCAGATTGCGTGTATACGATGGACTACAACATTGCCTATCGGCTACATGGCTATGGATAGGCAAATCTCGTTATCGCAAGAGGGAACTGCAATGTCGCAAATTCCTGGTCATCATTACGGAAAGGCCTTCAGAGCCTTTCTTTGGACGTGGTGTGGACTCGGTATCTCCGCCCTGCTCTTTATAGGCATTCACATAAGCATCCAGGACACTCCGTTGGGCGAGAGGTTGCTGCCTTTCGTGGCGGCATCGGTTGTCATCCTTGGCCTGGTTCTTTATTCGACTCCATCGATGCTGGCGTGCATCTCAGAACATCCCCGTCGGAAGGAGCTGTACTGGGTGAACTGGCTTTTGGGTTGGACCGTTGTTGGATGGATTGCGACCTTAATTTGGGCCTACGTGGGCTTCAAGGCGCGGAGAGCCTTCTTGAAGGATGCACCTCTTGTTCTACCGGTGAAGGCCGAGGAGGATGAGCGTATAGTCCTCACGCCAGCAGAGATCTCCGTTCCTGCGCCAGTAGAGCTACTCGTCAGTAGGGCACCAGAAGCACCGCTTTTTCCTCGAGTACACATTGAAGAGAACAGCGAGGCAGATTTTCGTTGCCCGAAGTGTTCTGAGAGCATTCAACCGACTGCGATCATCTGCCACTACTGTCAATTTGAAATCGGGGAGTACAGAGACAATTTTAGCCTCCGAAAGATTACGACCATGGTCCGATCCAGCAAAGATCATCGAAATCTTTGGCTCAAGGACAAATACAAAAAGGAGCCCAGCAACTACAGCTTCATGTGGATTCTCTATGTCCTGGTCGGAATTGTGATGTGCTTCGTTCCCGTGGTGGGGTGGATACTGGCACCGGCCATGTTCTTCTGGGCATTCGTAACACTGGTTGTATCGCTCATTGCGCCTGTCCGTGGCACTATCCTGCTCAACTACCTCATGGACAAAGACACCTACAGAGCAGACCAGGCCATGGCAGAGGGAAGATCTCGCAACACCTACATAGAAGCAACTTGTCCGGCCTGCGACTATGGCATTGCGTCCAGGAAAGACAACAGGCTCTATAGCTGGCCGGATGAAAAGGTCCGCCAGGTGAAATGTCCTGGCTGCGAAAAGGTGTCGACTCGTATCCACGACGTGTTGCTCTGGATCCCCTACCCGTCAGTCAGCTTGAAGGGCAGCTTCAGGGAATACCTCCCATCCGAGCAATCTAGCGTAGCCAGCCAATACGCTTCTGATGGAGCCGGAAATAACTAGGTATCTAATTGGAATAGTGGGTAAGCACAAATAATTTACTCAAAAGTAAGATCCCATATTTTCAACTAGATAGTTGTTGGGGACTCTGTTTTCAACAGCCTTCCACAATACCCCCACACTACCTTTACGCTACCCACCCTATTGACACGCATGGGAGCATCGAACTAGGAGACAGCACCGCAAGTGGTGCATGCTCCTAGAAACAGAGCCCGCAGACGTGCGGTACCAGAATTCTTGCTTGGCCAAGGCCTAAGCACGTATGAGGAGAGGTGCGTCTATGGGTATTTCGTCTACGTTGTCCGTCGTCTATCGCGAGCTTTCGAGTCTGCGGCCCTACCAAGGGAACGCGCGTCGGCACTCCAAGCGCCAGCTGCGGCAGATCGCCGAGAGCATACGGAGCTTCGGCTTCGCTAACCCCATCTTGGTGGATACCAACGGCATGATTGTCGCCGGTCACGGTAGGGCCGAGGCGGCGAAGCTGATCGGCATGGCAGAGGTGCCCACGGTTACCCTCGAGGGCCTGACAGAAGATCAGATCAGGGCCTACGTCCTCGCTGACAACCGGTTGGCAGAGCGGGCGAAGTGGGACCACGATACGCTCGCTATCGAACTGCAGCACCTGGCGACGGTGGACCTGGGCTTCGATCTTACGGTCACAGGTTTCGAGATCGCGGAGATCGATCTCGCGATCGGTACAGCACCGGCACAGGACCTCGAAGATGAGCTCGAGCCGGAAGACGTTGGCGTGCCGGTGACGCAGCCTGGTGACCTGTGGCTGCTGGGCAAGCATCGCGTGCTCTGCGGCAATGCTCTTGATGCTGCCTGCTATGAGACGCTTATGAACGGCCAACAGGCTGCGATGGTCTTCGTCGACCCACCGTACAACGTCGTTATCGACGGCAACGTGAGCGGCAAGGGCGTGGTCAAGCACGCGGACTTCGCAATGGCCTCGGGCGAGATGAGCCGGGCAGAGTTCACGGCGTTCTTGAAGGGGAGCTTTGAGCAACTGGCGCTGCACTCGGAGAGCGGCTCCGTTCACTTCGCCTGCATGGACTTCCGGCATATGCGCGAGATCCTCGACGCTGGCGAAGCGGTCTACAACACCCTTCTCAACCTCTGCGTATGGGCCAAGAACAAGGGCGGCCAGGGCTCGTTCTACCGCTCGCGGCACGAGCTGGTCTTCATCTTCCGTAATGGCGCAGAGCAGCATCGCAACAACATCCAGCTCGGCAAGTACGGAAGATACCGCACGAATGTCTGGGACTACCCGGCGCCGCACGGCTTTGCTCAGGAGCGGGGCGAGGAAGAGAACGTCCGCGCCCACCCCACGATGAAACCTGTGGCCATGATCGCCGACGCGGTCCTCGACTGCTCGGCGCCGGAGGAGCTCGTGCTGGACTGCTTCCTCGGCTCGGGCAGCACGGTGATGGCGTGTGAGCGCACCGGCCGCACTTGCTACGGTATGGAGCTCTCGCCCCAGTACGTGGACACCACGATTCGGCGCTGGCAGCGGCTCACGGGGGGCGAGGCCGTGCACGCGGTGACGGGTAAGCACTTCAACGACGCCGTGGGAGGGGAGGCGGCCCATGGATAGGGAGGACGATGACTATGAGGTTGGTTACGGCCGCCCACCGCAAGAGACCCGCTGGCAGAAGGGGCAGTCCGGCAATCCGAAGGGCCGGCCGCCGCGCCGCGCACGTACGGTCACCGAGATCTACGCCGAGGTGGCCAACGAACTCATCGAGGTGACCGAGAACGGGCATAAGAAGCTCATCACCAAGGTCGAGGCGATGATACGCCGGGAAGCCAATGAGAGCCTCTCCCAAAACCAGAAGGCGCGGAAGGAGTTTCTCACGCAGGTCCGGCAGGCGGAGCGGCAGGAGGATACGGATGAAGACTTTGAGCAGGAGAAGGTGCTGCAGGCCAGCATGCTCGAGCGCTTTGAAGAGGCCCGGCGGTTGAAGGCGGAGCGAGAGGTCGCCGTGGCTGAGGATAAACCAGCGGAGGAAGACCCTGATGTATCTCGATCCTGACACATACCGCTACATGCAGCGCCACGACTTCCTTGCGTTTGTGGAGGGCTCGTTCGGCGTACTGAATCCCCAGACTGCCTTTGTTCGTAACCCGCATCTCGAGATCATGGCGGCTAAGCTTGAGGAGTGCCGGCAGGGCAAAGTCCGGCGTCTGATTATCAACGTACCGCCGCGGTCGTTGAAGTCGATCATGGCCTCGGTCTGCTTCCCGGCCTTCGTTCTTGGGCACACGCCGGGGGCGCGGTTCGTGTGCGCGAGCTATAGCCAGGACCTTGCCGCGAAGCACGCGCTCGATACCCGCAATCTCATCCGTAGCCGGTACTACCAGAAGCTCTTTCCGTGGACACGCATCTCGAACCAGAAGATGGCTGCGAATGACTTTGCGATCGATCGCTACCACGGTGAGCGTCTAGCTACGTCCCTGGGCGGCACGCTCACAGGCCGTGGTGGGGAGTACATCCTGATCGACGATCCGATGAAGCCGGACGAGGCGCTCTCGTCGACCCAGCGCCAGAAAGTGAAGGACTGGTATGACACGACGCTCTACAGCCGCCTGAACGATAAGGAGCGGGGCGTGATCATCCTCATCATGCAGCGGCTGCACGTCGATGATCTGGTCGGCCATCTGCTGGAGAAGGGCGGCTGGGAGGTACTGAAGTTTCCGGCGATCGCCGAGATGGACGAGGTCTTCGAAGCCGAGACGATCCTGGGGCCGTTTCGGTTTACACGGAAGGCAGGGGAGGCGCTTGATCAGGTGCGCGAGTCCCTCGCCACCCTCGCTGAGATACGCCGGACGCTTGGCAGCTACAACTTTCAGACGCAATACCAGCAAGACCCAAAACCTTTTGGCGGTGCGATGGTCAAGACGGAGTGGCTGCAGTACTACGAGCCCCATGAGCTGCCGGCGAAGTTCCTGTACGTGATCCAGAGCTGGGATACAGCCAACAAAAGTGGGGAGCTCAACGACTACAGCGTCTGCACGACTTGGGGCTACAAGGACGGCAAATTCTATCTTTTGGATCTTTACCGCAAACGCGTAGAGTACCCAGACCTACGGCGTGCCTTGGAGAGCGAATATAAGAAGCGCTACGTCAATGCGGTGCTGATCGAGGATAAAGCCTCGGGCACACAGCTGATACAGGAGGCCAAGGCCGTGGGCGTCACCGGCGTGCTGCCCTACTGCCCCCCGGCCGGCGTCGATAAAGTGATGCGTCTGCACATGCAGACGGCGCTTTTTGAGGCTGGAAACGTATACCTGCCGCGCAACGCGTCCTGGCTCAAAGATTACGTCGATGAGCTCGCGTACTTTCCAACGGGCCGGTATGACGACCAGGTTGATTCCACGACGCAGGCACTTGAGTATCTGGCCGAGAAGGGTCGAGTACTCAGTAAGTGGGCGAAGTTGGGGAGCTGAAAGCTAGAGCCAGCGAGAGACGCCACCGTGGTGGGAGCAGGTGGTATTTAGAGAGAAGAGATAGACGACATAAAAGCCTTGGGTGGCGGAGGTTGTGATCTCGTTATGAAAAATCCCTAGCCACGGGATTTCGGCCCAATTGCCCTGGCCAGGAGAGCCAGTGAAGGTGAAACTCTTATCTCCTAGGATGCGTGAGGGCTCGGCTGGCCCATACTGGCGGATAGAAATTGTCAGCGGATGGTTGGATAGAGATTGTGTGGAAGCAGAAGCAAAGTTGTCGCTGACGAATTTAATTAAGTCGTGAAGTTTCCTGTCGATCGTTCTCTCACTTGCTCAAATCGAGAATTAATTTCTACTCTCACAACACTAAGAAATCAGAAGGGCATCTTCAATCATTTCATCGAGGCACTCATAGCCTTCCCGAAATGGGGGTCGGACGCCCACCTCGAGACATATTTCTTGGCACCGTCGAGCCTCTTCGAGGAAATGCTCTAATTCTCGTGCTAATCTATTTAATTTTGCAAAACGGATTAAGTTCCAATACTGCTGTGAAGCAACTCGAACGATGCTGATCTCCCGCAAATAGCGACAAGCATCCCATGTTATCTCGAAGACTCGAGGCGTGGTCAGGGCGCGCCGGTGTTACTAGCACCGGCGCGTCCCGTTTTCACCACTGTCGCTCTGTTATGGCAATTTGCGCCAGAAATCTCTTCAGAAAATCTCGACTTGACTGCTCGCCCGGGCAGAGCGTCACTGTCAGTGCCGCCAGAGGGGGGCGGCCAGACGATGAAGCGATCCAAGCCCTCAACAAGCGAGATCTCCCAGCTCATCGAGATGCTGCCAACCTTCGACCGGGAACGGTTATGCGAGCTCTGGCAGCAGAATTTCGGCCGTCCCGCGGCCAGGGGCCTCCGCCGGGAGCTATTGCTGCCCATTCTGGCCTACCGCATCCAGGAACGCGCCTACGGGGGCCTCAAGCCCGAAATTGAGGCCAGATTGAGGGAGATCCAGGCCTCGCTCGACCCTAAGAGCCGCCGGTATGGCGATGCACGGCTCCGCTACAAGCCTGGTACCCGGCTGATCCGGGAGTGGAACGGGGAGGTCCATGAGGTGACCTTGGGTGCCGCCGGCTACATCTACAAGGGCGAGAGCTATAAGACCCTATCCAGGATCGCCTGCAAGATCACAGGGGCGCACTGGTCAGGACCTGCCTTCTTCGGTACTAAGCGCAAGGAGCTAGCTCCGTGACCGGCGTCCGATCTAACTCTCGCTGCGCCATCTATACCCGTAAATCCTCGGACGAAGGTCTGGAGCAGTCCTTCAACTCGCTTCACGCTCAAAGAGAGGCCTGCGAGGCCTACGTCCTCAGCCAGAAGCATGAAGGCTGGTCGGTCATCAAGGCTGAGTACGATGACGGCGGTTTCTCTGGCGGCAATATGGAGCGACCTGGGCTAAAGCGACTCCTTGCCGATATCGAAGCCGGCAAGGTCGATACCGTCGTGGTCTATAAAGTAGACCGACTGACACGTTCCCTGGGAGACTTCGCCCGGATCGTCGAATCCTTCGACAGCAAAGGGGTCAGCTTCGTCTCCGTCACCCAGCAGTTCAATACCACCACGTCTATGGGCCGGCTCACCCTGAATGTTCTACTCTCCTTTGCGCAGTTCGAGCGTGAGGTCACAGGGGAGCGAATCCGGGACAAGGTTGCCGCCTCGAAGAAGAAGGGCATGTGGATGGGCGGCTGGGTACCAATTGGCTATGACCGCAAAGATCGGCAGCTGATCATTAATAATGCCGAGGCCAGACAGGTACGCGAGATCTTCAAGCAGTACCTTCGACTCAAATCCGTCTACGATCTCTATGAGTACCTCAAGGCCACTGACGTCCGCAGCAAATCACATACGACATTGACGGGGAGGACCCTGGGAAACGCGATCATGTCCCGCGGTACGCTCTATCACTTACTTAGCAACCCTATCTATGATAGGCAAGATCACTCATAAGGAAGCGACTTTTCCAGGGCAGCATGAGGCGATTATTGAT